CTCTCCCTTTCTCGGATTTACCGAGTCTCTAGCACGTACGCAACAGTCGGCGAATTACTAATATTGTAATCTGTCCGATTGTAGCGTTCGGATAGTGACTGTAGACTCCGATATCTATCATACTTAGATAGAATGCGTTTTGTTTCCGCTTCACTACTTCCCAACAACGGATACTTCATGCCCTTGCGAACATAATCCACGAACTTGTGAAATGCTGGATGTCGGGACGTATTATCCAGTTTCTGAATTATGTCGATATCACGGTAATCTTTGTCCCAATCGCGCGCCGTGTATTCCTTCTCAGGATTCACGATGGCATTTAATGCTAGCACAGTTGGGTAGCACCACATTAATTGCCGCGCTTTCGGGTCATACTGGAGCACGTTCTGACAATACTTACCAAATACGTCAGAAATTTCGAGTTTCTCAGTCTGAACATCGAATCCAGTTTCAGTGCAGACTTGGGTTAGGCATTGCCTTACAGCATCTGAGAAATGCTCCAAGTCCAACGTACGCTTAACAAAGAAGACCAGGATACTGTCATCTCCGTTTAAGCGTCGACTTGCTATCCTCCAACTGTTAGGGAGGGAGAGGCCTAACAACTTAAGGAATCGCCTCTGAAAGTAATCATTGCAAATACTCTCACCGCCGTTTGTAACCTCAGCTCCACTCGCTGTACCATGTCCAGGCGTCATAGTACCACTCGGGCTCACGATTGGTGCGTCGGTAGTGAACATCATAGCATCATAGAGTTCGTAATCATGTACGTTATGGTGCGCCGCCATCATGATCGGAAGGACGAAATTCCGATATTGGGAGGGCCCTGTACGCGTATCCATTTTCTCGAAATCATTCGAAAAGTACACTACATACTCATCATCCCTGATATTCGCACTGTTTAGTTCTTCCTCCATAAGATCGAAGCAATGAGAAAATCCGATCTTGTCTGCCCACGGTAAGAACGCCGAATGAGTCTTACGCTGTAGGAGATCCATCTGTATTCCGCCAAGGAAAGTAACGAAATACCTAGCTTGTACTAACATGGAAGAGAAAGGCATTGGCATGAAGATGCGCTGCTTCTGTTTATTGAATCGCGCAAATACGTAGCCTACTCCGTACTTCCAATCGCCGCTAAGAGCAAATTTCACGGCAATACTCTGAGCGAGTTTGTCAGTTTTCTTTAGCTGAAACTCAGGCCAGCCAGCTGCCCGCGTCTCTATCTTATCAGTCTTGATAAGATGATCAAGAGTATCCTTGATAGCTAATTTTCTGGCATTAAGCATCTTGTACTCACGAATCATGTCAGTAAGAACGTTTTGATCCACAAATGAAACATCCTTGATCGCAGTCTTATATAACATGAAAGTTGGTTCGAGATCCTTCCAAGGTGGGAGGCCTCCTTGACTGCCAAATTTAGCAATCCTCGTTTGCTCGTACTCTACGAGCCAATCGGGTAAGTCAAGCTTTCCAAGGGTATTAAACCATTCGTCAACCAGAGACGAATCTCTCTTCCCGTACAGTGGGAAAGATGGTGTTGGTGCCTGTCCCTTTTCCAGACGTTCCAGAGACTGTTTCAAGTATGCAAGAGATGTTGCTGAGCAATACCTTGCTAACTTTGCCCAGTTGGTTGGAACGAGCAGTTGCTTCTGCTGCGTTTCTTGCTTAATCATACGGCATTTGCTCTCCTTTCGTGCCATAATAAATTTG